ATGATTTCATTGTATATGGTAAAAAAGGGGATGTTTTACGCTGTTTTTAATTTAGATAACAAAAAAAGCCCCAGTTAAGAGGCTAAGATGTAACGTAGTAGCCCGGATTCGAACCGGAATCTCCTCCATCAAGGCGCAATCCCTATATACTACTCCCTACGTTTCTTAGTGTAATTATACCACTCTTTTTCGACTTTTTCAACAAGTTTATGCTCTTTTGGTGTCAAATTGGATGCACCCTTTTTACTTTTCTCATATTCTGCATGATTATAGCCATGATGAGTATGTGGTTTCATGCCTTTGTGCACATGATCTAAGTCAATTTGCTTATTACGCTTATTTTTTGCATCAAAATAAACAATACTCTTGGGTGCGTTTTTGTTCTTGTCAATAAACACATATACTCTACCTTTAGTCATAGTTTCCATTGGTGCTTTTTGTGAGCCCTGCTCATTTTGAACTACAAACTTGATATTCCCTACTTCATGTATAGTTTTATATTCTGTACCGTACTTTTTGTCTTTATCGCTCATTCCAGAGCTCGCTCCTCTACCTCCCATTGTTTATCTCCCATTTTGTCGTTTCCATTCATTAAATGAAATTAGGTAATCTTCTTTTCCTGTCAGCGCTCTATGTTTGACTTGTTTACCATGCCTGTTTAGCGTTCCTGTCCCCAATAATGCCCATGTATTTTTTCTTTTTTCTACTTCTGCTCGCCAATCCTTGATATCTTTTTGGTTTTTCTTATCTATTTTACGTGTTTGAGCTTTATTCAACTCTTTGACGATTGTTCCGTTTTTTCTAGCGTTTTCCAAAACTTTTGAAAATGATGCTCCCTCATGGTGTTTTGGAAGCCCGTAATCATCCCATGTTGCTACACTATCTTTTCCTATACGCTGATATTGACGAATAGTACCATCTGCCATTTTTACCGCAATTCTATCAACCTTATTACTTCCGACTTTTGCTCCTCTACCGCCCATTTTAAAACCTCTTTTCTTTTATTCGTATGAGTAAGTGTACCCGTATTTTTTAGCGTTTTTCTTGAGCCATAGGTCAGCTCCTTTATTGTAATCTTTTGTAGTAAATCGTGACTTGCTCACCGCTTTATCAAAGCCCTTAGCATCAAAGTTAGCCCCTTTTGTAATTCGATAAGCTTTAGAGCTATTTGTTGCAACTAAAGTATTCATGCCTTTTAATGCTGCAAAGCTATGTAAATCTGTACTTGAGAAATTTCCACCACTTGGATGGTTATGGATTGCTGTAAATCCACCAGAGATAGGCAAAATTTGTACGCTGTTTTTCCCACCGTGTACGTAGTTATGAGCAAAACCTTGAGAGTCAACCGCTGTACTGTATTCTGTTTTAGAGCCACCGTGCTTTTTAATAAATGTCTGGATAGTTCCCTCAACACTTGAAAAGCGCCCTTGATTATTCAATGATGCCGGATGCAAAGCTTTTGAGCTCCCACTATCTCTTGAACCACCAGCACCTCTAAAACCCGGATACTTACCGTCTTTCCCTTTACCAGAATTTGCACCACGGCCACCGCCTAGAGTGAAATTGATTTTATTTACTTTTTCCATCAATGAGAGGTCATTTTCTGCCTCCTCGATAGATTGATATTGCTTGCTTGTTTCTGTTTCTTTATTGTAAAGCTCAAGATCCTCAAATAAAATCTCTTTACCTAGATCAATACTTGAAACATATTTAAAAATATCTTTTAGTTTAGTTAGTTTTTGTGCCACTTTCTTTCATCCTTTCCGTGGTTGCATTTTCAAAATAGATAACCTCTATATCTTTATAATCGTATTCCACTTTTCCGCCATATACTACAATTCTTTTAGGAGTCAACCGTTTTATCATCTCAGTAACTCCATTTTCCCATATCTCAAACTGCTCTTTGTTTTGCTTTACGCCTATTGTACTGATTGCTAGTGTTGAGTTTTTAGGCAAGCCGTCAAAACAAAAATCAAAACTTTCCTCACTAGCCCACGATACAGTAGGAATAACTGTAAGGCCGTAATCTTGCATTATCTGACCTATCAACCTTGACCTGTAAATATTCCATACTTGCATAGCAATAGGCATATCAAGATATAAGCTAAAATCTGGAGTTAAGGCGCTATCAAACTCAAGCAGCTTTTCAATATAAAAGTCTGGTCTTTGCCATATTCTTTCAAATTGATAATCGTCAAGGAAAAAATGCACGCATGATCTGTAATCTGGTTTATTTAAAACATAGTTAAATCCTTGAAAATCTTTAGGGATATGATCCACGCCCTCGATTGTAGGCATATTGTAAAACCCCTCAACCCTTGTATTGTCATAATGAAAAAGATTGTACTGGTTTATCGTTGTATCTCTATGAAAATCCTCATCATCTTCCTCTTGTTCAGTTTCTTCTTGTTGCTCCTCATCATTGCCAAAGTTGAGCCCTGTAACTGATAACTCAAAACCAAACTGAGCCATGTCTATTGTTTCAAATTGAGAAAGCTCTATGTTTAATAATTCTGAGTCCCACGTTGAAAACTCAGCAACTCGATTATCAGCTAGTCTATAAGCCTTTATCTGCTCATCTGTGAGGTTTACAGCATGAGCAATAGGTATTGTGTCTATACCTAGAGAAAGAGCTGCCTTGAGCCTCGTATGTCCTGTGATAATGATATTGTTATCATCAACTAGTATAGGCTGTTGAAAACCAAAAGCTTTAATAGATGCTGCCACTTTCTCGGTTGCCTCGCCGTCATTGTGTCTAGCGTTCCTGTAATAAGGCTTTACGGTCTTAATGTCCACGTACTCAATCTGTAAATTGTCCATCTTTCTCCTTTCATAAAAAGCTTATATATCTGATTATAGATACATAAGCTTAGAATTTTTTACTTATCTCTTAATAGGGATATACTTATACGTTGAGTAAAAGTACCTATCAAACCATTTATTGATATGAGTATAAGCTGGACTAGGACTCAAATAAAGGATAGACTGACAAGCGCCTATTACATTGAGATTTTCATAAACATAAACCTCTTTGATAGCTTTTAGCATCCGTTCATCTGAGTTTTTAACAAATTCAGCGGTTACTTCTTTTAGGTTTACTAAAAAGGCTGCTTTGTCTATGTTGTTTTGCAAAAAGCTCTCATGTATCTTTTGCTCAAGGATTGTCTTTCCACGGCTATCTTTATCTTTTAAAAAGTACCACTTCAACCAATTTATCTCTCGTCTATGGATAACAGATAATCGCTCTATTTTCTTTTTTGTCATTGCTCACCTCGTTTTTTCCAAAATGTCATAAGGGAGGTCAAAAAAATCACAAACATCTATTAAGGCAAAATTGCTAGGGTTAAATTTTCCGTTTTCCCATAAAATGATAGTGTTTACGTGATAGCCTATTTTTTCGCTTAGATCTTGCTGAGATAAGCCGGCCTCCTCACGCTTTTTCCTTAAAATCTCTAGAAAGGTGTTTGCCTCTTTAGGAAACAGCTCCTCACTTTTGCAACCTAGAGCCTCACAAACCTTTTTGATCTTCATAAAACTAGGTTTGTTTTCTGCCCTCTCCCAGTTTCTAACTGTTACAACATGCACGCCTAGAATTTCAGCGGCCTCTTGCTCGTTTAAATCCTGAGCCTCACGCCATTCTTTGAGCACTTTTGCAAAGTGTTGTAAATCTTCTCTAGCTTTCATTTTTTCACTCCCTCAATTTCAAAAATCAGCTTATAATGTCCTTTCTCATTGCTCAAGCCTCCATATCTGAAAGTGATAGCTTTGATAACCTTGTAATTATCATCTGTCCAAATACCGGCATCTGTCATACCGTCAATAATAGCTTTGACTGTTGGATATAAGTTAGGAGGATCTAACTTTGTCCTTGTAGGACTGCAAACAGTAACCACAACCTCACAAGGATTTGAGGGGCTAAAAGCAGCCCTTTTCTTGTCCTTGCTGATTGATGTATGCCAGTAGGCAAAATTACGGATACGCCTTGTTATCTTGCCTTTTTCTTTATTATGAAAACGGTCATTACTGTTAAGTACCATGTTAAGAGATTTTTGCTTGGTATTTCTTGGTAAAACAAAATCAAAATACATGTTTACCCTCCTTAAAAGCATCAATATTCTTTTCCATGAAAAGTTTTGACGGCGATTTTATTGCAAAAAATCTCTTTTTTTCTTTAATTTCAAACGGGCTTGATATATTTGCCTCAACTGTTTCCTCTATGGCTTTCATATTTCTACCTCGTAAAAACAAAATCAAAATACACTTCTTATACCTCTTTTAAAAATTCCGGATTTTCAAACCTATTACCGATAACAACACTTTCTTTTAGTGTTTCTGGTTCAAACGGGCTGATACCATCTAGGAAAACAAAATTGATAAGTTCAACATAAAAGCCTAAGCCGTCATACGTATAGTCCATTGCACCACAACCGCTATTTGATGGTTCAATATAGTTATAACTTCCAAACTTTACAACCATTCTAAGCCCTTGTATCTCAAGTATATCTCCCTCAAAAATCTCGATACTTTTTAAGTCCTTGAGGTTTGTTGATTGCATAAGGATGATATTTTCATCTCTTGGATGCAACTCTATTTCTTGATTTCTATTTCTATAAATCTCAGCCATTCCATTCATGGTTTTTGTTTCTTTATCCCATGCTCTAAATTTCGGTGTCATATTTCTACCTCATCTCCTATCTGAGCCTTGTTATATTTCTCCTCAGATACTATATAAGTATTGCCATCAATCGTGAGTGTATAGAGCTCACCAATCCGCTTTTTGTTGCTTACCTTACCTTTTATCTCAGCGCCTTTATTATCAGCTTTGTAAATAACGATAAGATCTTTTCTGTTTTCTATCATGCCTCTCTGGATAAAGAGTAAACATGTAACAATCAAGCTCCACGCTATCAACACTCTTAAAACTAGCTCTTTCAATCTTTCTTTTCCTCCTCTGTTTGAAAGACTTTGCCCCCTCGAAAAGTCGGGCCGTATTTTTTAAAACGTTCAAGATTAACTTGCCTTGTCTGCTCTAGTGTTTCAATAAACTCTTTAGTTATCATTCTTTCACTTTCTTTCCATGTTCTTTCAGCCATCTATCAAACCCATCAAAAACATTTTCATTTTCTTTGAGTTTGAAAAATCCACTATATCTATCATCACAATACTTGCAATAATCGCTGTAAGTTCCGCCATAAAACGACATCACTCCACCTCCTTTTTCAAGTGCATAATTCTAAGGTTTACATAAGCCATTGCATGACTTAAAAATGGAGTTGGATATTTTGGTAATTCCTTAAGCATACGCTCACAGTATTCCAATTCCGTTTCTTCCGTCTTATTAGTTGGTTTCATTCCGTTACCTCGCCTGTAATTTTGTTTCGCTTGGCTTTAAATTTAAAACAAGTGTTATCTAAGCAGTGCGTCAACGTTGTTTCTTCCCACTGACTTCGTGTATAAGGATATCTGTTTGGTCGTGTCATTCTTCCACCTCCAAAATCTCAATACCGGTACAATCAAATACCCAACCAAAGCCGTCTTTTTCTAGCTCAGCTTTTGTAAAAGCACTCTCATATTTCAAAGAGAAATATATACGTCCATTACCATATTTTGCAAAGCGGTGTTTTGTCGCTTTAATCTCCACAAAATATCTAGGCTCTTTCTTGATTGTGTAACCAAACATCCAAGCAAGGGCAAAAGTTTCTTGATTTTCTGAGTTATCCACCCAGCTATTAACTTTTTCCGGCGTGTATAAGAGAGATTTAAGCAAGCTTTTTCCTTTTTCTTTACATTGCTCAATCCACTCCGCCACAAACTCCGGCACCTCTACCTTAGTTTGTTCTAGGTCAAATAAATCACGGATAATCTCACAATATAGTTGTTCTATCCTTGATGGATTTTCTTTTTGTAGTCTTTTTTCGTATTTGTTTATCAATTCGTGTCTTTCCATTACTCACGCTCCTCAAATTTTACAAAAGTCATCCAATGAGTTGTCCCACGTTGTTGTCCAAACAATGGCTTGAATGGTATAGCTTTAAGCACTTCTTTGACGTTGATTTGACAATCAGACCATTTAAACACTAGCGTGCCTCCAACTTTAAGAACTCTCATGCATTCTTCAAAACCTTTGGCCAAATCTTCCGACCAAGTAATTTTATCTAGTAGACCATACTGAGCTTTCATTATCGAATTAGCTCCAGCCTGTTTTAGATGCGGCGGGTCAAACACAACTAGATTAAATGTGTTATCTTCAAAAGGCATGTCACGAAAATCACCGATAACGTCAGGATCAACGTTGACTTTTTTATTATGTATCTCAAATTTTTCTTGTCTAACATCCATGAATGTAGTATGTTTTTCGTTTCTATCAAACCAAAACAGACGGCTACCACAACAAGCATCTAGTATTCTGATTTCTTCCATTACTGACTCCTTTTTATAACTTACTGAGTACATCTCTGAGGCACTTTTTAGCTTGTTCCTAAAATCCTCAGCTTGTTTCTTGGTATCAAAAGTATGCTTTTTATACTTGACAATACCACCGGGACGATAGATATATACTAATACTATCCACTTCATGCTTGGCCTTTCTGTCTTATCGTGAAATTCTGTTTTTTCGGTTGTTCCTCAAACATCTCAGCGTATTCTTTATTGATCTCCTCGATATTGTAAGGCTCGGTTGCATGATAATAGTAACCATGCTCATCTAGTTCACCTCTTACCCCTGTTGCATACCGTAAAAAAATCAACTCATTACATACTGGACAAGGCTTTTTGTTTTGCGTTGTATAAGCTTTCATAGTCCCACAAAAACCACAATAAGGGCATTGCATATTAACACGTACTTTAATACTAATTTTTTCCATATCATTCCTCATCTAATGCAACCAATCTCAAGCTTTTATCTGGATTGGTACGTTTGTTATAGGCCGGCGATTTGTAAAACAATACTGTTTCTCTCTTTATTCCTAGTTCCTCAGCCGTTCCTATTTTTAACAGATTATCGCCTTTATAGAGGGCGTACTCTTTTTTAGGATATACCATGCTTATCCTCCATCAAAAATTTATTGTAAATCTTAGTAAATATATCTATCACTAATTTCTGAGGGATATTTGACCTTTCATTGTACGAACCCGAAAACTCTCTTTTGAAATCTAGTTCGTTTGGTATTTTTTCATTTTTTAAATTTAAGTTTATATTCCCACTAAAGCGTGTAGGTTTGCTTATAGGATAATCATAATTGTTATATCTTGTATGGTTTTCATAAGGCAGCTTAAAGCCTAGTACAACCTCGATATATTCCCACAATCTACCATAAGCAGGATTTTCAATTATCCAAAATTTTGGCTTATATCGTTTTATGATTTCAACTGTATTGAAAGCACATAACTCTCCATTGATCCGTTTCATAAGCTGCTTATCTGGATAATATTGATAATTTTCAAAATCACTAGCATATCTTACAGTAAATTTTGAAAGAGGTACTTGAGGCTCAAACAATCCATCCCCTTGCTCTTGTTTCCAACAAGCATTCCCTCTATCCATAGCACTCGCAACACTCCAACTTTCGCAAGGTGGACTTGCTATAATTAAGTCCGGCTTTGGTAACT